ATCAGACGCGATAACATAGTCTTTACCTTCAGTTTTTAGGGCTTTGTTGCAGAACTCGTTGACCTTACGTTCAATCCAACGGATAGCAACTTGACCAGTCAGGGTGATAGCTTCAGCGTTGTCCAGACGATAGTGTCTGAAATAGGCATTCCCAAGGGCCCCGTAGAGACTGTTGATCTGCACCTTACGAACCATCTGGAAGTTGTTGAACTTCGTGACATCCTTCTCCACCTCCTCTTTCAGGGCCAGCAGGTCTTCGTTAGAGAGGCTGGTCAGATCCATGTTGTAGTTCCACTTTGTTTGATTGTAGCACGTCCTTTTCTTCTTGATAAGGCTTCTCGTTGCCTTGCATGAGGTTCCAGGCCCGCTGGATCTCAGGGTAGAGCCACACGTCTAGATCTTTGGTGCAGTGCTCCCAGTTGTTGGGGTTGAAAGTGCACGGAACAATAAGGTTACGCCACAGTGCAACAGTGTAAGACCAGACTATAAAGATCTTAGTCACTTGAGCCCTCGACGCTTAGTGATTGAGAATTCTTTGAGTCTTTGTTTGACTAGCACCTCACTACATCCATACTTTTCAGCAATCTGCTTTCTGGTCATTCCTAGCACAACATATTCCTCCCTTAGTACATCGGGTTCGAATTTGTACTTTCGTTGATCTTTACACTTCTCCTTATATGATTCCTTCGCATGTGCCGACCAAGGTTTCTTGAAACCAACCAGACCGTTTTTCCCCTTTCGTTGGAGGAGAATGCCACCATCCCAAATTGTATTATATTTGGAGATGAGATCCATTTCAACTTTCTGGCATTCTTTCTTCGTGCCACGGAACACAATTTCAACAATGGGTTCCTGTGCCAAGATGTAAAGTTTCTTAATGTATCCAAAGTGGGAAGGATAATTTACATCATATGGCATTATGGAACCCGGTTTGGTATGGGACCAAGCACGGTATTTTGCACCCTCACCAACATAGAAGACATCATTGGTTATTGGGCATCTAAGGGCATAGACGTAGTTCATAAGGGTAAAGTCTTTATTTTTATTTAGTTTATCCTTTATTCCAATCCCCGCCTCTTGATCTCTTCCTTGATGTTCACCAGCTCTTGTTTCTTTTGTAGCATAGTCTTTTTGTATATCACCCTCTCGTCATAAATACGAGTCACCAGTGCAGGCATAAATCCAACCTTCTCTTTGGAGTACATGGCACCATTAGCAGCAATGCAATAATCTTCAGGATAAGAAAGATCTGCTTCCTTACTGATCATCTTCTCTACGTTGGCGTTGGGGTGCTTCCGGTCAATAAGAGTCTCAGGAGAGATATTCAGGAAGCGAATGAGGGAGGGATAAAGCGAATTTAGGTCCAGCGATACCACCCAGTCATAAGATCCAGGCACAGGTTCTTTGACATATGCACCAGCGTACTGGTCATTCTTATCGGAGCGCTTGATGGCAGAGAGAACGATGTTCTTCTTACGGAGATCGTTGTAGATGATAACATCCCACAGTCTGACCATTGCAAAACAGTCAGCATAGTTGACATGAGCATCGTATGCCATGAGCATAACGAGGTCAATCAACTTCATCTTCTCCTCAAGACGGTCAACCAGGTCAACGTCAATCAGGTTGTAATCGACGAACTTGTTCCACCCATTGGTGTAGAAGTCTTTGAAGGTCTCGAACTCGGAGTGATCCAACTTCTTCTGACCCAGTTCAATCTCAGCAATGACATCGAGTTTATATGACTCGCGATTAGTGTAGGTGAACTTCTTGTAAGCGTCCAGATAGTCGAGGATGGTGACACCCTCGATGAAGAACTTCTGCTGGGTGCGACCATATGCCTCCACCTCACGCATTCCCACCAATCCCCATGGGGAGAGGCGACGTTGGTGCTTGTCACCCAGAACGCGAGAGATGCGGTTACACAGATATGTGATGTCGAACAGGTCGACATTCCACCCAGTGATAACTTCAGGAGCAGTTGCTTCCCACCAGGCGACGAATGTGTCTAGGAGATTGTACTCCCCATCACAAAGGATATACTCCACATCATCGCGAGTTGGTTCCCATGGGCGAGAACCGAAGGTGATCATCTTCTTGGTGTTGAAGTTCTTCAGTGTGATCAGAAGTACTTCTTCTTCCGCAAGATCTGGTTTGGGGAAACCATTCTCCGATGCAGTCTCAATGTCAAGTGACCACAGTTTAATCTTGGTGGGATCATACTCAATATCACCCTCATACTCCTCTGCCAGGAACTGATAGAGGAAACGCTCCATACCATACACCTGAGTCCCAGAGATGCCATCATAGCGATCTAGGAACTGGCGACACTCCTTGATAGTGCCAGGTTGGATGGGTGCAACAAAGTCACCCTCCAGAGTGGTGTACTCCGTGGGTGACTTTGAAGGAAGATAGAGTGTAGGTGTGAACGGAACCTTCTCGGAGAAGTATCCGCCCTTCTCATCATCCCATCCACGAACCAGCACAGAGTTTCCGTAAAGTTTCGCGAATGTGTAATACTTCATCAGGTGGGATCTTCAACGTAGCGTGGTTCGTACTCTTCATCGCTCACGAGATCAAAGTCGTGAACTTCCGGTACCTCATCTATTGTAGCAGATACTCCCTCTTCTTTCAAGACCTTGCCGGTCTTCTTGAGGTAAGCGTTGAGTAGGGACTCCTCCACCTCACAGACCGTTAGGAGGTCTTCAGAGCGTAGGAGGATGTGTCGGTCGCCGGTACCCTGTGGCCATGCCTTCAGAGTCACCTTGGTGGTGCCACTGAAGGTCATGGGGTCGATGAGGTGTGCTGCTGGTTCGTAGTCCAGTTGCTCCGTCTCAGAGACCAGTGTCAGTCCGTTCTTTAAGACAACGAGACTGTAGGTCATTCGACAACCTCCACTTGTGCCACTTCCGCTGCTTCCTCAAGAGTCTCTTCGAGTGTGGGGAATACTTGGGCGCGATATGATTCCAAGACTTCCTCACGGGCGTCGATGATGGAAACGATATGATCGGCACGAACACTATACTCGCCAGTTACACCAGCAAGGCAAGTTGGGATGAACTTGATGTTGACGCTGTTGGTTTCAGTGTTTGCTTGGTACGAAATCAGGCGAGGTTCACGTAACCAGTAAGCAAGAACTTCACCAGTTTCTGTGTTTTCGACCTGCTTCACATCAGAGATGATATGTTGCCCCAAGGCATTGATTAGAACTTTGATTGCCATAGTTGTTTGGATAAAAGAAAACCTCCGCTATAGTATAACGGAGGTATATGGATTAGTTAAGTTTCAGATCACTGAATCTCAAGAGTCTTGCGTTGTTGTGCCTCAGGAACAACACGAGCAAGAGTGATCGCCAGCAGACCATTCGCATAACGAACACCTTCGACGACAGTGTCGTCTGCCAGTTGCCAGTTCTTGGCGAAGGAGCGGAAAGAGAGGCCACGGTGAGTGTACTCACGGTTATCCGTCTCACGCTTGGCGGAAACAGTCAGAACATTACGCTCGGTGACGACTTCGATGTCTTCTCGTGAGAAACCAGCAAGAGCAATCTCCAACTCGTGCTTGCCTTCCTCAAGGACGACAATATTGTATGGGGGGTAGTTGGTTGCAGTGCTATCTTGCAGTGCGTCCAAACGGGAGAACAGGGTCTCCAGACCGATGCCAACGTTGGCATAACGGGAAAGGTTAGTCATTAGATTAAGCACCCTAATAAGGCATGCCGATAATGGAAAAGCAGTGACCCCGAAGGCATCACTGCTTTATTTATAACCTATTTTGATGTGTTTGTCAACGCCTATTCCCGATGGAGTATTTGGTGACCAGGTGCCAATCCCTCTTCTCACGGAACGGGAGGATCTTGATTTGACTGACAGGAGCTTGATCCGAATGAAGTTCAGGTGAGACAATAGTAACCAACCCCCAGTCCTGGAGGAGTTTAGCGATGCGATTGCGACGCTGAATATCATTCACAGTTAAGTTGCTCTCCTTACCATCGAGGAGGAACATTTCCTTGAAAGAAACGATAAAGTATTGACCCTGCTTATGTAGGATATGGCAAGACTGATACAGTTTGTTGCTATTGCGAGAAGCGACACCAATCCGGGTCAGCGTTTCTCTCACTTTTAAGAAATCATCTGGATGCTGAAGTGTTACCTCCAGCATCATTGTTGCATCCCAATTCATAATAAAAGATTATTCCTCTATTATTTAGGGAAACCAGAACTTTGACGTCAGTTGGTAGAATAATTCTCCCGATACCTCTCGACTTCTTTGATGGCATTCTCATAGCGATCCCAGATCTCTTCGCTATCTCCAGTCTGGTTCTCTTGGTAATACTTAAGTGCCTGTAGGGCACGCAGCAAGGTGTCAGGTGAGAGTTGCATCAGAGGGTTCCTCCTTTGTCTTGTGTTTTCATTATGGCACGCAGGTCATCCTCAGTCAATACCTGCAGTGCCTCCAGTGCCTTTTGTTTAGAATACTTAAAGTATTGCTGCACAAGTTCAAGTTGCGGATGATCGACAGGTTTCTTAGGGAAACCGAAGCGCCGACCCTTACGAACACCATAATAATAGAAGTCATACTGCAACCAAGGACCAAGTGCGTGGTATTGATTCATCTCCTCCGCGAGAAGTACCGTGTCGAGATGCATGGCAAAAGCACGATTCATAAGGAACGGCACATAACCAGACAGGTCATCACCGAGATACTCATTCTTCTCATTCGCAGACTTGACGAAGTCGAACGGGGATCTTTTAGCCATTGAGTTGCTGCTGCTCCGTCAGGTGGTTACCAGGCATTCTAACACAACATGGATTGTTTGTTTCCTTTGCTTCACTGAAGTACATCATTGCCTCAGGATAAGACAAGTTTGTCAGTAGTGTTCCATCACGATACATGACAGACCACCCAAGAGAACTACCATCATTGTACATCGGGTTTCACCTCCATAAGTCGTTTAATAAGGTCATTTGCTTCTGACACATCAGGTGGTGGGAGATCCACGGTGTCAAGAATATCATTGATCCACCAGAGTAGATCTTCTTTCAGGAGTTCATCCATCAATTCCACTCCATCT